AAAGTTGAAAAATCCGTAGTTAAGAAAGAAATCGCTAAGATTGATCTTGCCGACTACGATTTTGCCATTACGCAAGTAAATGAGTTATTATTACAAGCAAAGTTAAGACTGCAAGAACATCAAGCAATGCTTGCAGAACTTGAGGATGAAGAATCACTACTGATGCTAATCTAATGCCACTCTACGTTGTTAAATGTCCACAATGCAAATCTCAACAAGAGATATATCGCAGCCTTACAAATTTTGACGATCTTCCTGATTGTTGTGGTTTACAGGTAGAGCGTGTTTTATGCGCTCCAATGGTCATTGCTGACATTCAGCCTTATCGTTCAATGGCAACAGGTGAAATGATTACATCTCGATCTCAACACCGAGATCACTTAAAAGCCACAGGTTGTGTTGAGGTGGGTAATGAACCCATAAAACCTAAGACACAATCATGGATTGAGCAAAAAGCTCAAAAGGATACACTCCGCAAGGAAATTGCAGCACGTTTTGACACAATCTAGGAGAAAAAATGTCAGAAGAACAAACCTTGGATACCCAAGAAGTTCAGGAACCCACGGATACACGCGACATTGTTGCCCGTGAGTTTGATAAGCTAGACGAAGCGACTGAGCAATCAGTTGAAACACGCGATGACAAAGGGCGACACAAGCCCAAAGAAGCCGAGCCTCAAGAGGAAGTTGTTGAGGCAGCCAAAGAAACCCCGCAAGAGGAATCTGAGCAAAAATCTCAAGAGCCTGACCGCAATCCTTTTGCTGCCTGGAAAAAGCCAGCACAAGAGGCGCTTCGTGCTTTGCCTCCTGAAACCCAACAGTACATTGTTGAGCGTGAGCAACAATTCCATAAAGGAATTCAGCAATACAAAGAGGATGCCCAAAAGGGTCGTTCTTTGGGTAATGCCCTTGCTCCGCATTTAGAATACCTCCAACAACTCCAAGTTGCGCCTGAAGTGGCGATCTCTAAGCTGATTGCTGTGGAAAAGACTTTAAGAACGTCTGACCCGCAAACAAAGGCAAAAGAGTTCGTTCGTTTGGCGCATGATTACGGAATTGACTTAAATAGTTTGACAAGTGTCCCATTTGACCCTTATCATCACCAACTAGAGCAGCGACTAGCCCAACAGCAAGCCGCGCTCAATCAAATTACGCAATCTCGACAGATGGCGGAAGAAGCGCAACTTGGTCAGACGATCGAGCAATTCGCGCAAACGCATGAGCATTTCGATGACGTTCGTGAAACGATGGCAGACCTTTTAGACAAGGGCTTCGCAAGCGACCTGAATGATGCCTATGCAAAAGCAGTGCGTCTGAATGACGATGTATTTTCTAGAGTTAGCCAACAGCCAACTCAGCAAGTAAATCCAGTTCTGCGTGCGAATGAAGCTGCCAAAGCAGCCAAGGCATCTGCCGTATCAGTTAAGGGTTCTCCAACGGGTGTATCACGCGCTCCAGAGCCTAAGACAACGGAAGAAGCTGTAAGGCAAGCAATGGCGAACCTCGGTCTTTAATCATTTTTTTAGGAGCCAATCATGGCATACGCAAACAGCGCAATTAGCGACATCATCGCTACCACCATCGAGAGCCGAACCAAGTTCGCTCAAGATAACTTGACAAACAACAACGCATTGTTGATGCGCTTGAAAGAGCGTGGCAACGTGAAGACTATTTCTGGCGGTTCTACTGTTCTGCAAGAAATTTTCTACAACGACCCCAACACCAACTTTGCTAACAGCTTTTCTGGTTACGAAACTATCAACATCAGCCCTGATAGCCCCATTTCTGCCGCCCAGTTCACATTGAAGCACTATGCTGATGCTGTGACTATCTCTGGCCCAGAAATGTTGCAAAACAGCGGCAAAGAGCAAATGATCGAATTGATCGCTGCTCGCGTTGAAGTTGCACAAGCTCGTTTGGCTAACAAAATTGACGTTGACCTCCACGGTGACGGTACTGGCAACGGCGGCAAAGCCTTGGTCGGTTTGGCTGCAATGATCTCTACATCGCCTTCATCTGGCACTTACGGTGGCATTGATCGTGCTTCTTGGGCTTTCTGGCAAAACGGCGCTTATGTTGCTTCTACCATTCTTGGTGTTGCAGTGACAGCCGCCAACATCCAGCAAGCTATGAACACAGCAGCCTTGAGCCGTGTTCGCGGTAACGACCGTCCTGATCTGATCTATGCAGGCACAACTGCTTACGCTATGTATTTGCAATCTTTGCAATCCATTCAGCGTATTACCGATGAGAAAATGGGCGCTGCTGGCTTTACAGCTATCAAATACTACGGTTCTGGCGGTTCTGCTGACGTTGTATTGGGTGGTGGTATCGGTGGCAACCAAACTGCTACTCGCATGGACTTCATTAACAGCAAGTTCACTCACTTCCGTCCTCACAAAGATCGCAACTTTGTTGCAATCGGTGGTGATCGTCAAGCCGTTAACCAAGACGCCATCGTGCGCTTGATCGGCTGGTCTGGTGCTTTGACTTGCTCTGGCGCTCAGTTCAACGCAACTTTGTCAATCACTTAATTTTTAAGTTCGGAGAAAAATCATGGCATATACCATTCAAACCGCGCTCGTTGGCGCACAAGGTATCGCTCAAACCGATACCACACAAAATCACCCTCTGGGCGCACGCATTTTTGCTAATGACACCACTTATGGTGGCGCAGAATTCGTGTACTTAAAAGGCGTGGCTTCTACCGTAGTGGGTAGCGTAGTGATTTATGACCAATACGCTGGCACATCTACTTTGGCAACTGCTGGTTCACGCGGCCCTGTCGCTGTGGCTATGTCTGCTAACGTGGCTAACCAATACGGTTGGTATCAAGTCTCTGGCTCTGCTGTCGTTAAGGCCGCAGGTACTGTGGTAGCTAACACACCACAATATGCAACAGCTACTGCTGGCTCAACTGATGATGCCGTGGTTTCTGGTGACAAAATTGATGGTTTTGTTGCAAAAACTGCAAACGGTACGCCTTCGACTGGTTTGTTGGTTGCTCAATTGAGCCAACCTTCAATGAACGGCAACGGTTAATCTGTTGTAATATGAGGGTGCAGGCATTTCGCTTGCACCCTTTTTTATTGGAGAAAATCAATGGCTGATGAAATCACATATGTCGGAGACACCTCTGGCGATGAATTTCTGGATGTAACCTTCTATTCAAAAATCGTTGATGGCAATGAAGTTGAATTTGTAAACGTAAAAGTCCCAGGCGACAAGACCTTGGAAATTGACGTTGAGGCAACTGATGATTACAAGCGCCGTTTTGCGCGTAAGTATTCAGCATTTAAGCAAATGCAAGATATGGTCGGAACTCCTATTGAGGAATGGTCTGACGCACCTGATGGCTTTATTCGTGAACTGAAATATCTTGGTTTCCGTTTTGTTGAACAAGTCGCTGGCGCACCTGATTCTGCGTTTAATCGCATTATGGGCGGCATCCAATGGCGTGTTAAAGCACAAGCCTTTTTGAACCGTGGCAAAGTTGGCGCTGATGATCTTGTCAAGCAGCAACAAGCCCAAATTGAACAACTGCAAGCGCAGATGGCAGCACTCATGGTAGATGCTCCAAAGCGCGGTCGAAAGCCTAAAGAGACTACCGATCAGGTAGAATCCGAGGCATCTTAATGGAGTGAAAACATGAGTACCCTTCTGCAAAACATCCAAGATGTGTGTCTTGAGTTGGGTATTCCCTCCCCGAATACGGTTGTAAACAATTCAGACGAATCTGTCCAACAACTTCGTGCGCTGATGAACCGAATTGGTGATACGCTCACCACCGAGAACGATTGGCAAGGGCTAATCAAAGAATACCGTTTTCAGACTGTTTATTACCAATATACAGGCGATGTGGCATTAAACGCTACTCAGCTTACAGGAATGTCAAGCATTTCTGGACTGACTTCTGATTTCATGGTGATGGGCAACGGTATCATGCAGGATACTTTTGTCACTTCTGCGACAGGTAGCACAGTCAACATCAACATCAACGCTACGGGCGCATACACAGGTCAGACGTACACGTTTGGTCAGGTGAACTATGCGATGCCTTCTGACTATCAGCGGATGGTCAACAAAACGCAGTACAACAAGTCAAATCGTTGGTCGGTGATTGGCCCCAAAGACGCACAAGAGTGGCAATGGCTCAAAGCGTCTTATGTGACCACAGGCCCACGGATGCGTTTCCGTATCGCTGGAAATAAGTTTGTTGTGTGGCCTATGCCTACGGCTCAAGTGATCTTGGGTTTTGAGTACCAATCAGGCTCTTGGGTTGTGGCTGCGGATGGCTCTTACAAAACGCGATTCTCTGCTGATACAGACACAAGCATTTTCCCTGACCGCTTGTTGGTCTTGGGAACAAAACTTAAGTATTTCCAAATTAAGGGCTTTGATACTACTTCGCTGCAAGCTGACTTTGCGCGTGAAGTGTCCAAGTTCAAAGCACAAGATGCTGGCGCGGATACCCTATCGCTGGCTCCAAAGTACCCCAACATCTTGCTGACCCAGAACAATCTACCCGATACTGGATTTGGCAATACAACTTCGTAAGGTGTCGCAATGGCAACACTTGCTGAAATGTTACGTCAGGGTTCGTTTGAGAACCCAAATAACCCCTATTCGTCAAACCTTTTGGCTGACGCTTTGCGTGGCTCATTAAGTAACGCAGAATCGTTGGGTCGTGGCGTTGCTGTTGCTCCGTTGGGCATCTTTGGTGATGTAAACGCTTTGGCGCGTGAATACATTACACCTCGCTTACCTGCCAAAGTTCAGGCGGCATTGGAATCATTGCCTGCGGCTCCTACGACAGAAGCGATCTTGGCTCAAATCCCTCGCGGTACTGAAGCAAGACGCGAATCGTCAGGCATGGAACAACTTGGCGCGGCAATGAACCCAATGGGGCCAATTGAGGCGGCTAAAGGCGTTACCAAAGGATTGGGCGCTTATGGCAAGCTGGCTGGTGAAGCAATCAATGACGCAATGGTTTATGGTCGCGGCCCATTGGCTGAAGTCACGCCTCAACCTATGCGATTAGATGTTTGGCATGGTTCGCCTCACAAATTGCCATCAACAGAATCAAATTTACTTGGAGAATTTGACGCATCTAAGATTGGAACTGGGGCTGGAGCGCAAGCTCGTGGATATGGTATTTATTCTTCTGAATCTCCTGAATTTGCTGATTATTTTGCTATCAAAAAAGGAATTCCAGATTTAGAAGGAATAGCGTCTCAAAATGGAATTCAATTAAGTAATGATGCTCGAATTGAGTTAATGAGGCAAGCAACAAAAGATATTTCAGGTAAACCAGCTAAAGGAGACAATTACATTGACCCTATTGCTGCTGTAAGAAAGTTGCAAAGTGCAAGCATAGAAGCTAGACAATTACCTGCGGAAAAATTACAAAATACAATTCGTGAATTTCAAAATCAAAACAAAGCATATCTTTATAAAGCAGATTTGCCTGATGAAATGATTCCAAAAATGCTTGATTTGGATAAACCAATAAAAGATCAACCAGAAGCATTAAAGGCAATTAGAAGCATGATTGATGATGCGGATATTCTTAAAACATTTGACCATAATGTTTCAAAAGGAATAACTGGAGAAAATGCAGCTATAAATTATGTTCGTGGTAAAACACCTGCCGAAAAATCTGAAGCATTAAGAAACGCAGGAATTCCAGGAAATGTTTATAAAGAATTAGATACTAGAAATTTTGTTATTTTTCCAGGCGCTGAAAAAAGCATGAAAATTTTAGAACGTAAAGAACGGTAAAAAAAATGATCGCCAACCTATCAGGCACACCAAGCCGCCTTTGCCAAAAGGCTATTGGCGCTACATCTACAACGCTGTACACGGCTCAACCTGATGGGCGTACTGTCATCATTGATATGTTGATAACCAACACAACAGGTTCATCTATTAACTTAACAATGTATATCGGTTCAGTTGCCACGGCTAATGCGTTTGGTTGGTATGTAACACCAGTGGCTGCAAATTCATCCGTTAAATACAATGGTTATCAAATATTAAATGCAAATGAATCATTGCTTGCAGTTGGGTCTGGCACTGGATTGACTGCAACAATTAGCGGCCTTGAGCGCATTTGAAAGAAAATATGGCACGCACATCACAAATTATTTCAGTTCCTGCACCTATTAAGGGATGGAACATTCGTGACCCATTGCCATCAATGGAGCCGCTTTATGCTCCTATTTTGGATAATTTCTTTTGTCTTCCGTCAGAACTCCAGATTCGTAAGGGTTACATTCAATATGCAACTTTTACGGGTACGGCTGAAACCATCATGGATTACAGCCCTGCTAGTGGAAATCAAAAAATCATTGCCGCTGTCAACAATGCAGGTTCTTGTGCGCTTTATGACGTTACCGATGGCGGTGCTAGTTCAACAGTTAAAACTGGCCTGACTAGCGCACAGTTTAAACATTGCCATTTTTCCACTACGGGCGGGTTCTTTTCTTACTATGTAAATAATGCCGATAGCGCAATTCTTTATGATGGCACTACCTGGCAAACAGTTACAACATCTTCAACGCCCTACGCCATTACAGGGCCATCTAACACGGTGTTTAGGGATGTAATTGCCCACAAGCGCCGCCTTTGGTTTGTTCCTGATAACTCTTTGGCTGTTTGGTATTTGCCAACAGACCAGATCGCAGGCGCTGCTTACAAGTTTGACTTTGCGCCGATTTTCCCTCGCGGCGGCAAGATCATCAAAATTGACACTTGGTCGCTTGATGCAGGTGTTGGCCTTGATGACTATTTTGTGGTCGTGACCTCCGAAGGCGAAGTGGCTATCTACACAGGCACAGACCCTGCCTCGGCATCCACTTGGTCGCTACAAGGCGTGTTCTACATTGGAACGCCAACAGGCACAGGTCACACTTGTAAGTACGGTGGTGATCTCTTAATGATTAACAAAGACGGTATTGCTCAAATGAGCAAGTCACTAATGTCGTCTCGCGTTAATACTTGGTTACAGCTAACTGACAAGATTCAACCTCAATTAGCGGCAGATACAACAGATTACCAAAATAATACTGGTTGGGATTTAGTTTTATTCCCACCTCAAAATATGTTGTTGGTCAATATTCCGTTAAGTGATGGAACTGCCTACCAATACGTTATGAACACGATTTCAGGCGGTTGGGCGCGTTGGACGGGCCTTCCTGCTAAATGCTGGTATTACGTCAACGACAACCTTTATTTTGGCGCTAACGGGTATGTTGCTCAGGCTTGGACGGGTCAGAATGACAACGGCTCAGACATTGTTGCTGACGTTCTTCCTGCCTATCAGAGCTTTGGCGCTGGCAGTCAATTAAAGCGTTGGTCATTGGGTCGTATTTTGATTGGTGCTGATGGTGCGGCTTCGTATGGCGCTCGGATGGAAGTTGACTTTAACTTGAACGCAAATGAGATCACATTGCCAACAAGCATTGATTCTTCTGCGGCTATTTACGACACATCCACATACGACAACTCAATTTATGGTGGTTCTATCACCGTTCGTAAACTTTGGAAAAACCTAAGTGGCTTTGGTTATTGGGGAAGTTTCCACATGAAATTTTCAACAAAATACACAGATTTACGGGTTTACTCTTACGACATGAACATTGAAGGCGGGGGAAATATCTAATGCCATCTAGCAGCCTTAAACAACATAAATTCATGGAAATGGTTGCACATGACCCAAAAGCTGCAAAGCGGGTAGGTGTGCCTCAGTCCGTTGGACAAGATTTCGTAGCGGCAGACAAAGGCAAAAAATTTGCTACTGCTTTGAGAAAACACGGCAAAGATTTGACGAAACACACAATTTAAGGTAAATTACCGCCATCGGGCTACCCTGATGGTTTAAGCAAAAGGAATCATCATGGCATACGGCGACACCGCACTTACTACTCAAGCACCTGGCTACGTTCAAAACGCATTGAACAAGCCTTTTTCGTTTTCTAATACGCAAGCGGCATTGAACCCTGGTCAACTTCAGCAACAAGCTGCTGACACGGCTTATCAAAGCGCCACTCGATACCTTGACCCACAGTTTCAACGCCAGCAATCAGGCTTAGAAAACCAACTAGCTAACCAAGGTATCACTCGCGGTTCTGAGGCTTGGAATAACGCCACAGATCAATTTAACGCAAACAAAAATCAAGCGTACGATCAAGCGCGAAGTCAAGCGTACACACAAGGTTTAAGTGGCGCAAATCAAGCATTGAACACAATGTTTCAACAAAGCGCACTTGATACATCGCGTCAAAATGCTCTGACTGCTGCTGATGCTGCCAAAACAGCGGGTATGTATCAATTAGGCGGCGGCTTGTTGGGTTCTGCAACTGGTCAAAAATTAGCAGGCAATGTATTAAGCGGCCTTGGTAGTGGCGCTGGAAGTTTGTTGTCTGGTCTTGGCGGTTTATTTGGTTCTGGTAGCGCTAATGCTTCATTGCCAGATTGGGCTGCTGGAATTACTGACCCACAAACATTACAAGCACTTGGTTTAAGTGGCGGTGGTGGCGGTAGTATGTTTAGCGGTATTAGTGATGCTTTGGGTGGTTTATTTGGCAGCGGTGGTGGAGACATCCTTGGGGGTATTGGAGATGCCCTTGGGGGTAGCGAAATTCTTGGAACTATTGGTTCTTTCTTTTCAGAGCGAGAAATGAAAGAAAACATTGAAAAAATTGGTAAATTAAACAATGGTTTGAACCTTTACAAATGGGATTACAAGCCAGAATTTAAGGACATGGCAAGCCACGGAACCTACACAGGCGTGATGGTTGATGAAGCTAAAAAAGTTGCGCCTGATGCAGTAAAAATGCATCCAAGCGGTCACAACATGGTTGATTACGGAGAAGTTTATGGCAACGTTTGACCCGTACAACGAACAGAT